GCTATGAACAATGCTTTTGGTACAGTGCAAGTAGGTGGACCAAGAAAAGAATTATCACAAGAAAAATATAGAGAGTATCTAGAATTAGGTATTGTAAATACAAATGTAAGGCTTGGAGATCTACGTAATCTAATGAAAGATGTAAGATTCGGTGAAGGTAATTTTGCAACTGATAGTATTTTATTTCCTATGATTAACTCACTAGGTAAAAAAACTAGTAGAGGTATTAAAAAAGCCGGTAAATTTATGCAAGATTTATATGTTGCAGAAGATGATATTTGGAAAATTATAAATTATGAAGTGCAGTTAGTACAAAGAGGTGAAAGATATGCAAAAGCAGGTATTAAGATATCTCCTGATGCACTTAAAAAAGAAGTATCTCAGATTGTACAAGACACAGTGCCAAACTATGCAAAGGTTGGTGAGTTTGTAAGAGCTGCAAGGGTATCACCTTTTGGTAATTTTATGTCATGGCCATCAGAGGTATTTAGAACAGGCTTCGGTATATTTGAACAAGTAGCAAAAGATTTAAGAGATCCTGTAACAAGAAGTTTAAATCCAATTACGAGCACAAATCCTATGAAAGGTCTTGCTATGAAAAGACTTGTTGGAATGGTGGGTGCTATGGGTATAATTCCATATGGATTAACAAAAGGATCACAAGCTATATTTGGTGTATCAAACGAAGAAGCAGATGCAGCAAATGATTTTGTAGCACCATGGGCTAAAAGTTCACAAAAAATATACACACGAGATCCAGAAACAGGTGAATTATTTTATATAGATTGGTCTAAAAACAATGTTTACGATACATTAACAAGACCTTTTCAATCTTTATTACGTAATATTCAAGAAGGTATTGATAACGAAGAAATATTATTAAAAGGTTTTGTAGAAGGTATTGCAGAAGCTGCCGGTGAAACAGCTTCACCATTTATATCAGAATCAATTTATACAGAAGCGTTTATGGATATATGGGGTAGAAATGGTAGAACAAGAGAAGGTAAACAATTATATAATGATCAAACACCTAATCCAGAAAAAGTTACAATAATCATGAAACATCTTGGTAAAACTTTATTACCAACAACACAACCATTTCAAAGAACTAAAAAAGCAATTACTGGTGAACCAGGTAGAGGAGCTGAAATATACGAAATACCTTACGAGCTTGCAGGTATATTTGGTTTTAGATTAATAAAAGTTGATCCTAAAAAATCTTTAGGATTTAAATTGTTTGAATATCAACAAGGTGTATCTAATTCTAGAAAATTATTTACAGGAGAGATTGATCCAGTTGATATGAGAACACCTTCAGATGTAATAGATAGATACTTTACAGCTAATAAATCTTTATTTGAAGTTAAGAAAAAAATGTTAAGCAGTATTAATAATGCAAAAGCATTAGGAATTAAAGATGATGATATTTATGAAATTTTTGACAAAAGAGGTTTAGGTTCAATATATAATGAAATAACATCTGGTGAATTTGTACCATTCTTTCCTTCAAGAAAAATTATTGAAAGATTTGAAGATCTATCAAAAGAAGGTGGAGTATCAAATGTTTATAATCAAGCTGAAAGTACATTAGGTCAAATGGAAGATCAAATGTATAGATTAAATTTATATCAAGATTGGAATATAAGTTTAGATGACTTCTTACCAGACACTGATCCACAAGGTCAATCTGCACTACCACAAATGCCAATGCCAAATCAACGTTTATTTACTAGACAAAATAACCAAATTAACAACTTGACACGTAGTGAACAGGCATTACTATCCCCAGAAGAACGAGAAATAGCGAGAAGAACTTAATGGCAATGCAACCAAAAAATACTAGAGAACATATTTTATCTTTGTACGGACACATATCAGGTGTCAAAAAAAATTTGAAACATGTACATGAAGACGTCGAGAAGTTGGGCGGTAAGATAGATAAAGTCTATTGGGTTCTCTTAGCAGCAGCGGGATCTGCTGTACTCTTCGCATTAGGAATATTATTTAAATAATGAATCTTTCACGTAACTTTACTCTTTCAGAGTTAATTAAATCAGATACAGCAATACGTAAGGGTATCAACAATAACCCTAACGCAGAACAAATAGAAAAATTAAAAACACTTTGTGAAAAAATTTTACAACCAGTTCGTGATCATTTTGGTAGAGTTAAAATAACATCAGGCTATCGTAGTCCTGAATTATGTGCTGCTATTGGCAGCAGTTTAAATTCGCAACATGCAAAAGCTGAGGCGGCGGACTTTGAAGTTGTAGGTGTTGACAATTGTGAGCTTGCAGATTGGATCAAAAGAGAGCTTCCGTATGACCAGCTTATATTAGAGTTCTACACTCCAGGTGAACCCAATAGTGGATGGATACATTGTAGTTTTACAGAAGGTTTACCAAGAAAACAATTTTTACATGCATTTAGATCTGAAGGTAAAACAAAATACAAACCCATAATAGGAAACGCAAAAGATTTATTTATTTAAATCCAAGATTTTAATTCTTCACCTAATACTTGTGAAGCTACATTAATTTTTTTACGTAGAGCCTTCACTATCTTTTCATCAACAGTATCTTCACATATTAAATCAACGTAAGTAACATTTTTCTTTTGACCTATTCTGTGTGCTCTGTCTTCTGATTGTAATCTTTTTTCTAAATCATAACCATTAGAATAATATATAACAGTGTTTGCTTGTGTGAGTGTAATACCATATCCACCGGTTTGAGGTGTGCCAACTAAGAATCTACACTTAGGGTCATTTTGAAATTTACGTATATTATCTTGTCTTTCATCTTGTGGTGTTAATCCATAATAATCAACCACGGACCCTGGACCATATTCATCTACAATTGCTTTTATAATATTTTTTATATCTCTTTGCCAATGGCCCCATATAATAGCTTTACCTTCTATTTCATCTAATACATCCATCAATTCTTTTATTCTATTGCTTTGTATGTCTTGTGTAGATCCATCATCTGCCACAAAGTGGCCACAAGTTATTTGCTGTAATCTCATTAATTGAGTTAATACAGTCATTGTACTAGTAGTTTTACCATTTAATGTAGCAAGAGCTGTCTTCTTCATTTGATCGTATACTTTAATTTGATCGTGTGTAAGAGATATATGTCTCTTCATATATATTTTTTCAGGTAAATCTAGGCAATCTTCTTTTAATACTCTATATGAAAAACCTTGTAATTTATCTGATAATTCATTTAAATTAATAAACTTATTAACAACTTGTATTGATCTGCCTCTAACATTTAGAGTTTTCATTTCAGCGTATCTATTTCTAAATGCATAATAAGATTGAAAGTCTAATAGATAAGGATCAAGATATAAACATTGAGTGTATAAATCTAAGGGGTTTTTAGTTACAGGAGAACCAGTCATAATTCTTCTGTACTTAGCCATCTTACCTAAACTAATTATACTTTTAGTACGTTTTGCACTTGGTGTTTTTATTGTTGTAGACTCATCTATTGCCATCAAAGCATTATGTGAGTTTAAAAATTTAAATGCAAAATCAACACCTTTTTTAGTAGAAAGAGCCTCCACATTCATAATCAAAATGTGGAGCTCTGTGCCGATCTTCATTAGGTTGTCTAATGAAACTTGTTGTTTTTTAGTAATATTTGACTGCCACAATACAGTCACATTCTCTATGTGTTTTGGTAGATGCGTAGGTAGTTCTTGTTCGTACCAAGTTTTAACAACACCTTTCGGTGCAATAATTAAAGCGCTATCTATTTTACCATTATCATATAACATTGACATGTTATCGATTAATACTTTTGTTTTACCCGTACCCATCTCCATAAAATATGCATACGTTTCTTTGTTCCATGACTTTTCTAATGCAGTCAATTGATGCTTGTAAGGTTTCATTCTAAATTTATAATTCATAACTTTTTACTTTCTGACTTGACATATAATATTATTTAACTATATTGTCAAGCATGAAAGAAAATAAAGTATACGTGATACAAGAAATTGCAGGAAGCCAAGCAGGAAGTCCTAAAATAAATATTATGGGTGCTACTGAATATGGTGACTTAAAATTTTTATTACCAGAATTTTCTCAAATGATTTTTTCACCTGGTCCTTTAATACGTAAATTAAGACAAGGTCTAAAAGATTTTACAGAGAAAGATTATTTACTACTTACAGGTGATCCTGCATTGATAGGTGTTGCATGTTCTTTAGTTTCTGATACTACAAACGGTAAATACAATTTGTTAAAATGGGATAAACAAGAAAGAAAATATTATCCTATTTCTATTAATTTATATGAGAAAGGAGAAATAGATGACAATTGATTTTGAACAAGACAAACAAGATGCACTAAAGAAGACTGATAATATTCAGTCACTTGCAGATCAAGTTGAAAGATTAGAAACTTTTGCAACAACCATAGAGGCAGCAGAAGAAAATCTAAAACTATTAAAAAAGAAAAGAGACCATATATCAGGAGAGGTCATACCAACTATGATGACTGAAATGGGTTTATCAGAATTAAAACTTTCAGATGGATCACATCTAAAAGTTTCTACGTCGTACAAGGCACACATTACAGAGGCCAACAAAGAGACGGCGTTTAACTGGCTTCGTACAAATGGACTGGGGGATATAATCAAAAACGAGATATCCGTATCCTTTGGATCTAACGAAGATACAAGAGCGGCTGATTATGCCGATCTTGCGAAGAGTCAAGGACTTGAACCAACACGTAAGATGAAGGTTGAGTCCATGACTCTGAAAGCGCTAGTTCGCGAGCGTATTGAGGCAGGTAAAGAAATGCCAGCGGATATTTTCGGTGTATATACCGAGAATAAAACTACAATAAAAAGGAACAAATAAACATGAACCAAGTAGCAACAAAAACAGAAGGAGCATTAGCGACAGTAAACTTTGAAGCTGATGCTAACAAAGGTGCTCAAAACATTTCGCAGGAAGATCTTGCGTTACCCTTCTTGAAAGTTTTGGGACAGCTATCTCCAGAGGTAAACAAAAGAGATGGTAAATATGTCGAGGGCGCAGAACCCGGCAAAATAATCAATACTGTTACTAACGAGTTGTATGATATGTTGACTGTTGTCCCATGTCATTACAAAAGAAAGTACATTGAATGGCAAGATAGAGGTACCAGCACTGGTGCACCTGTTGCAATTCATGCACCAGATAGTGATATCATTAGTCAAACGACTAGAGGTAAGGACTATAAAGATAGATTACCAAATGGTAATTATCTTGAAAATACTGCCGATCACTTTGTACTTACTCTTGGTACCAATCCATCAACAGCTTTGATTTCTATGAAAGCTACTCAATTAAAAGTGAGTAGAAAATGGAACTCAATGATGATGGGTATTAAAATGCAGGGTAAAAACGGACTTTTTACTCCGCCAACATATAGTCACATTTATAATCTAAAGACCGTACAGATGTCTAACGACAAAGGTACATGGTTTGGTTGGGATGTAGAAAAGGTTGGTCCTGTCGAAGATAAAGCAATCTACGACATGGCAAAACGTTTTGCAGAACAAGTAGGTAAAGGTGAGATTGAGGCGAAGCATGGTAATAACGAGGCAGACTCGAAACAACCATACTAACAGAACCCTAGGTAGTGGGCGGCAAAGCGAGAGTGGAAGCCGCCCGCGCTATTGATTATGATTGAGAAGTTCAAAAATATATTTACAGGATTAGAACGTGCTCATGGTGTCACCATTGTGGGTGAATCAAATGGTAATGGCACTAAATTGAAAGGTAAGTCTTTTGTAAAAAGAGAACCAGTCACAGATTTATTATGGCAAAAACATTTAGAAGGTAAAGATAGTTTAGGTGTAATACCTATAAACGATGATAATAATTGTAGATGGGGTTGTATTGATATTGATTCATATGCAGGGTTTGATCACAAACAATTAATAGAAAAAATTCAAAAATTAAAATTACCATTAGTAGTATTTAGGTCTAAATCTGGTGGTGCACATGTATTTTTATTTACTGAAGATTATGTATCTGCAAGATCTATGCAAGATAAGTTAATGGAAATAAAAGCTGTATTAGGTTATGGTGGATCAGAAGTTTTTCCAAAACAAACAGAATTAAAATCGCAAGATGATACAGGAAATTTTTTAAATTTACCATACTTTAATGGTAATAATTCTACAAGATATGCCTTTAATGATAATGGAGAAGCTGTTAATCTAGATGGTTTTTATTTGTTGTATGAAAATAAAAAACAAAAAAATGTTGACAACATAAAAGTAGAAAGACCTAAATCAGAATTTAGCGATGCTCCACCTTGTATTGAAATACTTGCGTTAAATAAAATAGGTGAGGGCGGTAGAAACAATGCACTATTTCATTATGGTACATATGCAAAACAAAAATGGCCTAGTGAATGGAAATCAAAACTAATAATGTTTAACGCAACGGCTATGGAAAAACCTATGCCTGATTCTGAGGTTCAAATAGTCATAACTCAACACGATAAAAAAGATTGGGGTTATAAATGTAAAGATCAACCAATGTGTAGTGTGTGTGACAAAACTTTATGTCGGAGTAGAAAATATGGTATCGGCCAGGAAATATTGTTTCCTGGGCTAACCGACCTCCAGGTAATAGACTTGGAGGACCCTTACTACTATCTCAACGTAGACGGAGAAAGATTATACTTAGAGAATGTAAAATACTTGAGACAGCAAAGTTTATTTCAGGAGGCATGTATGAAACAATTAAGAAACAGACCACCAACTTTAAAAGAAAAAGATTGGGTTACAATAACAAATTTATTATTACACAATGCAGAGGTTACAGAACCTGCAGAGGGATTACGAACAGAGGACCAATTACAAAATCATTTAGAAGAGTTTTGTTTAAACAGACAAGTATCAACAGATAAAAACGACTTAAAAAAAGGTGGGGTATGGACATCAGAGGGTTACCATCATTTTGTATTTGATAGATTTTACCATCAGTTTTTAATGCGTAGGAGATGGGATCTTGGTTACTCTAGGACAGCACAACTATTAAAAGAAAAATGTAATTGTGAAAATAGAAGAATAGGAAAAGATAGGTTATCAGTTTTTATAGTCAAAGAGTTTGACAAAAAAACAGATGAGTATAAACAAAAGAAGTTGAAAGAGGAGGATCCATATTAATGTGGCCAAAGCAAGCTTACATGGATTTATTATTTTATACAGCAGTTACTGCTTATTTTATATTTAAGGATTTTTACATATGAAAACAATAGTATTAGGACCACCAGGCACAGGAAAGACAACTACATTATTAAACAAAGTAGATGACTATTTAAAACAAACAGACCCAGATAAAGTTGGATACTTTGCTTTCACACAAAAGGCTGCATACGAGGCAAGAGATAGAGCCATAAAAAAATTTAATCTTACAGAAGATGACCTACCATATTTTAGAACACTACATTCACTAGCATTTAGAAGACTTGGTATAAAAAAAGAGGACGTGATGCAACGTAGGCACTACGTTGATCTTGGAAATAAAATAGGTTTTCCTGTAAATTATGCTAAATATGAAGATGATCACAATGGTATCTTTACATCTGATAGCGACTACTTACGAATAATAAATCTTGCAAAGTTACGAAACATTACACCGGAGCAACAGTTTGATTTAGCAGAGCACAATCAAGATCTCGAAAGAGATAAACTAATTATTATTGCAAACGAAATAGAGCGATACAAGAAAGAATACAGTCTAATAGATTTTAATGACATGATATTACGTTTTATCAAGTCAGATAAGTCACCAAAGTTTGATGTGGTATTTATAGATGAAGCACAAGATCTATCACTAATGCAGTGGGACATGGCAAAAAGTATTTGGAATAAAACAACAGACTCTTTTATTGCAGGGGATGATGACCAAGCTATATTTAGATGGGCAGGTGCAGACGTAGACTCTTTTATCGCACAAAAAGGTTTGATGATGCCGCTTACACAATCACACAGAATACCAGCCATGGTGCATGATGTTGCTATGAATAT